CTCTTTTAAACTTACCACGAATATCTTTATCTAATTGTTTTGCCCTTGCACGGTTTTCTTTTGCAGAAAGATTACCTCTGGATGCGGACATTACAGCGATACCACCCTTATCTGATTTACTTTTTATTCTACTAAGACTACTCTCATCTAAGAATTGTTTTAATGTCTTCATTCTTCCCACTAATTTTTAAGTATTTATTATCGAATGATTTGTATGTCATCATCTTCTGTCCATAATTCTACTTTATTTCTAAATCTACCTTGTGCTTTTAACTTCTCATATCTTTTACTTGCTTTCTTTTTCCACCATGACATAATATTTT